ATACGTGGGAGCGCCGTTCACAATGACCGCTCCTACGCCCGCACCGCCACCGTAGCTGGCGTCGGCGCCGCGAAACACAGCACGGAAGCCCGAAGAGACGTTACCGTTGTTCCAGAAATAGTCACATTGGTAGGTAGATTCACTGCCGCCCGACTGGGTAGGCCACATCTCAAGATTATCGTAGCTCATCTTTATGATATAGCCGGAAGCGATCGGAGACGTTGATTTCAATACCATCCCGGCGGTGGAACCGTAGGTGTAGGTTCCATAGATGCTCGGGGTAACCCAATGTCTCATTGACTTGTCGGCATTCGCCTCGCCAAGTTCATCCTCGCTTACACGCCAGATATAGCCGAAGAAGTTTTTAAGACCGAAGAATACGGGTACTTTGGCGGTGAATACTGTCGTGCCATCGGCATTAACTATCGGGATCTCTTTCACTCCGAGACCGTCTGCCATATCGACGCCGGCGCTCATGTGCAGTATCGGATTATTACCGTTATAATTACTCCAGCTCGTCCAGTCCCAGTTGGTCACACCGGTGCCGAAGCCGCCTTGATAGAGCCCGTTGGCGTCCTTGTTGGCGTTGAAGGCTGCCTGAACGTTGCGGGTGCCCATGACTATCTCGACAAGGATCTTTACCACGGCTGCGGCTCTCATTGTGCCCGCAAGCCATCCTGCCCCGTTCTTATGGGCCGCCGCCGCGAACTGGGCGGTGCTTCGGTTCGTGGCGCAATGGCCGAGCAAGGAGCGGTAGGTGTCATCCCACCCCGAGGTGTTGTTGCCGCCACGGTACTTGACATCATCGTTGATATAGCTGACAAGGGTGTCGGTGTCGCGGTCAAGGGCCGCAAGGCCGGTGGCGCTGAGAGAGCCCACCGGGATACGGTAGTTGTACTGTCCTTTGATAGGATACAGGCTCACGGCTTCAAACTCAAGATTGCCCTGCGTCCACTTGGCGAAGTAGAAGGGTTTGCCCCACCCCCACTGATAATGCCCCATGCTTCCGTCGAGCTTGGCGGTCTCGCCATTTGCAAAGCGGTAGTGGTTGGTGGGGTCGAGCTTGCGCCGGCTGTGGTCGTTCTTGACAAGGTAGCCGCCAAGACCGAGTATATCCTTGAGGTTTTTTAGCATCTCAAGGCTGCCACAATAGGTGGCTGCCGCAGGGGTGGCGAGGTCTGTGCGCCATACCCTGCCGCACCACGGGGCGTTTGCCATATTGACGGCCGCTGTAAGGTCCATGCACTGGCTGGCGCCGCTTTTGGTGTCGAAAACCTCTATCTTCTTGTCGGTGGCATCCGTCGAGGCTGCCGGGAGATCGTCTATCTGCTCGCCGGTTTTGTATGCGTCGAGCATCGATAACAGGTCCGCTTCCTGTTGTGCTGTTAATGCCATTTGAATTTCGTTTTAATGGTGTTTGAATTTGTTATACTACTCTCATTCTCGTGCTGCGCCGGATTTTGCCGGAGCTTGTCAGGCGCATCCTCGGAGGTCGTACCGTGATGCTGACCTCTTTCCACAGTTCCGTGTTGCCGGGCGGTATCACATAGAAGGTGGTCGTACCGGTGCCGGTGACTGTCAGTTCCCCGGAAGGGTTTACTTTCAGGCTGCTCCCCTCCTCCCTCTGATATAGGAGGTTCTGCATTACATAGCTCGGAAGCAGTTTTGCATCGATACGCTGTGCCTTCTTGTTTTTGGTCGAGATGGTCGCCGGGGCTGACACTTCGAGGATTGCCGGCGCGGCGGCCGACTCCCCGGAGACGGCTTTCATCAACGCCTCAAGCTCGACTATCTTCTCCCCTGCCGTCTGTGCCGCCGCGCTTGCGGAGGCTCCCGCATTTTGCGTTTCTGACTTCAGGGTCGAGAGGTTCTGGGCTTCGGTGTTGGCTGCCGTGGCGGCTCGGTTCGCCGCGAGGGTGGCCGCCTCGGCATTGCCCTTGGCGGTGTTCAGCTCGGCAATCTTAGCCGCCACGTTGGTCTGACGCTGCGTCTCGTTGGACTGGCGTGCCGTTTCCTGACTCTTGCGGGTCGCCTCGGCGGTCTGACGAGCCGACTCCTGATTCTGTCGGGTGGTCTCGTTCGCCTGACGGGTCGCCTCGTTAGCCTCGATCTGCTTACGGGAGTTGTCGGCGTTGGTGGCTGCCGCGTTGGCTTTGGCCGTCGCCGCCTGTGCCGCCGCTTTCTCGGCGCTTATATCCGTTATGGCGGTCGTAACGCGATTGGCGGCGGCATTGGCGTTGTCGGCTGCGGTGTTCGCCTTGGTGGTGGCCTGCTGACAGGCGGCTATCTGCACATCCACATCTTTTGTCAGCAGCTTCAAGGGGGCGAGGACATTCTTTTCGACTCCGCCCAATGAGTAGCGTGCCGGAAGGGAGGTTATACCGTCAAGCGACGTAGCTACCTCGATGCGGTCAACCGCCGTACCGTGCGTGCGCAGGTATTCAAGGAACACCGGGGCGAGCTGGGCGCAGAATGCCTCAAGCTCCATCTGCGGGGTCTGTATCTGTCCCATGGCCCCGCAGCTTAGTCGTTGAGCATTTCGGTTATGCAGCCGGGGACGGCAGCATAGACAGCCGTCACTTCATCTGCCGTGAGGGCATTATAGGGCTTGAGCTGCGTGATCAGGTAATTGCCGGTGGTCTCGAAGCTCACGGTACCGGCATCGGCGCTACCCTTCTTTATGGTACCGCTGATTGTGGTGTTGCCGCCGCTCACAATTTTCGTGAAGTGGATCTCGACGGCCTCGGTGACTTTTTCCGGGGCGTAGTTGGTGGTGGAGTTTTCTGCTTTCTTTTCCATGTTTGATTATTTTTGATGGTTAGACATTGTTTTCTATTATATCGACTATCTGCCCGTAGGCTCCGCACGAATAGGCTTCGGCTGCCACCTCCTTGAGAAGGCTGGCCTCCTCGGTGGTCATCTCAACCGATTCCGGATCGGCCGCTATCTTGCGGCTGATCTTATGGAGCTCGTATTTCTTCTCCGGAGGCATAGGGGCGCCCCCCACGTTGTTAAGGTTAAAGATTACCATACACAGTGACTCGGCGATGTTGGTTCCTTTGCCGGTCTTTTCGTTGACCACCTCTTTGCCGAAGCAGTCCACAAACGGTTTGTTGAAGTTCACTTTCATTGTTTTTGTATTTTGGAATTTTTACTCATATCATTACCATTCCCTCGGGAACTTGTGCTGAACCCATGCGCCGTAATAGGTCACATTGCTTATAGTCACCTGCAATTCCCGATGGTAAATAAAGCACATGGCATCGCCGCAACTCTCGATAGTCAACGGGCTGGAATAGGTCGCGTAACTTTCGTTATCATAGATTATATAGCTGCGTCCGCTTTTGGTCTCCCATTTCATCGTGGAGGAATTATACTCACGGCGGTAACTCCAGCCCGGTATCACCCGCACATAGTTGCCGTTGTTGGAACCACGTTTGATAAACAGGACGTGCCCGTTATCGTAGGGCTGCATGTCCGGAAGGGTCAGTCTTATTTCGCGGGTCTTGGACTCGTAGGATTTGCTGCTGTTGGCGCGCCAGTTGAAATGGGTTGAGACATACACGCTGTTGACATCTCGGGCTATGGTGACGCTCTTTGTCGTCGGAACGGTCGTCTGTGTGATACTGTCGTGGCCTATGACCTGAGTTTTCAGTGCGAGGCCGGAAACGTAGCCACCGCTTATGGCTATGGCGCTGTTGTCCGCAGCTCCACGGGCACCGACAAGAAGGGCGTAGTTGTGACCCAATCCCCACCAGTCAGAATCATCGTAGTTCTCAAACCGTGCAACACCTCTCGCTCCGGAGGTCGAAGGAAGCACGTTACCGCCTATCCCGGCGAAACATCCGTGGGCGTCGTTACGGAAGATTATGTAGGCGTCGTTGCTGAAATCGGGGCCGTTGGTCAGACCGCTGCCGGACACGACAAATCCTCCGATGTGGGTGGTGCCGTTTGTCTCAACACGGAAAGAGTTGTTCATCGTCACCATGCCGTTGAAGTTGATTTTAGACGCTTGGATGGTAACGGACTCCGCACTCTGGTTTATTGCCGAGATTATGCCGTCCTTCTCTACCCGCATGGCTATCTGGGTGGAATGCACGTTGATGCTCGCCTCGGCGGTGCTGACGCGTCCGCTCAGGGCATCCACAGTCGTTTTGGTGGCGTAGATCTGACTGGCGTAGGCGGTGGTCACAAGACCGCTCGTGTTGGTCAGGTTGCCGGCGCTGTCGAAGCTGCCGACCACCGTGCTGATTTTGTCCTTGTTTTGCAGGATATAGCTCACGCTGTCCTGCTGGTTGGTTATATCCTCCCACGTGTTGGAGTTGTCGTAACCGATATAACGGTAGGTGTGTCCGTCAGAGGTGTTGTGCCACGTGGCACCCACATATTTATGTTCCTGACCGCTGGGCCACGAATCCCATGGATTGCTTGCCTGATTATATACTTTTGCGTCACCAGCGCTGTTGGCAATGGCCGCGACCGCCTCGATCCTCGCCTTGGCTGTGTCGAGGTCACCCTGAACACCCGCCACTGTCGAGCTTATGGAGTCGGTCTTGACACGGAGCGCCGAGATGGCGGTTTCGTTGGCGCTTATCCGCGTAGCATAGTTTGTTATGCTTCCTTCGGCCGCATTTAGCCTGACACCGAGCCGTGTGATGTTGTCGTTGATGTTGTCAATGTAATTTGCATGGAGCGACAGGGTCGCCTCGGCCGCGTCAAGGTCTATGCCGATCTGTGTGACGGTGCCGTTGAGCTTGTCGTATTTGTCGGCGTATATTCTTATCTGCTCCTCGGCCGCGTCAAGCTCAATGCCGAGATTGGTGACCGTGCCCTTCAGATTGTTGATATTGGTGCCAAGCAGCCTGATATTACCGGCTGTCTGAATAATCTGCGTCGAGACCTCTTTTTTGAAGTCATCGAGGGGCTTGTCTGTGACGGATAATATCGACACATACATGTCGCCGGTGTACTGAAGCACGAAATCCCCTTTGCCGTCCCATGTGCCCTGCCATTGAAGATCCTGCCACTCCATCGAGGAGGTGACAGCCACAGTTGCCGGAACCGGGAGGGAACCGGGCTCCGATGTAGCTCCGCTCATTCCGATAGTCAGGGTACCGTCGCTTTTGGCAAAGAAGCGGATGCTCATATAAAGCGTATCTTTGACATCGACCCATTGGTCGGTCATGTCATTGTGCGCGGGAGGCACATATTCCTTATGGGTGCCGGGCTTCCGGATCAATGCGTTTGCCTGACGGATCATGCTCTTTTTTATATGCAGCACGTTGCGACCGTCAAGTTGCTCGATACCGGCTATCCTGCCGTCGGCGATATAGGTGTTGCCGTTCATCAGCAACGCTTTGCCGTTGGAGGTTATCACCTTGCCGTCGTCCTGAACGGTCCATCCGTCCATGGTCTCGTCGAAGGTGGCGTTGCGCAGGTAGTTGTCATCCTCGGTAAGCTCATAACGGAGGTTGCTGTACCGGGTGGCGAACATCGCCTTGAGCATCTCTATCTTGGCATCAATGCTCTCGCCCGTGCGCCGCAGCCTAAAATCCCCGACGGCATATAGGTTGGTCAGCAGCTCGCCGAAGCCGTCGAGCCACCCGAAAAGGTGATGGTGTATGCCTTGAAGATTGCCGAGCCTTCCCTTCAGGTAATTGTCCGGATCGGTTTTCATTCCATAGACAATATCCATGTAAGGCGTGGCGGTGCCGACCGTGATTATTTGGATCAGACCCTTGCGGTCGGCATCGGTGGCGTTGTCAACCCTCGTGAACGTGTCGCCCTTGGATATGACATCGGCGGCAGCCCTGCCGTCTGCCGACACGAAGTTTTTGAACTCCACCCAGTCGAGACGGTCCTCGCCGTCGCTCTGGTCGCCGCAGCCTGCATCGGTGATGATAAGCTCATAGTGCTTGGTGATATAATGGTCGTTCTCGCCAGAGGGCATACCGTTATACTGCTGCACCATTATGTAGTCATCCTTGCGGAATGGATTGTAGAATTTGCCGTCATGAGTCTGGAGATAGACCCTGCCTGTCGCCGGGTCGTAATGGTCAACCTCCATCATACCTGTGAAGATGCGGTTGTCATTCTCGCCCAGCAACTGGGATATCACCATGGTGAAAACACGGAGGGTGCCGCGTATCACTATGTCGTCGAACTCGGCGGTATATTTCGTTTCCGGTATGCCGAGGGCGTTCAGAACCTCACGTTTGAATATGGACCACCCTTTGCCGCCGATGAAGCCGGAGATGAAATCCTCGCTCGATAGTTGACCCCGGAACTCGGATGCGCCGTTGACCTGCAGCTGCGCAAGCGTAGCCTTGAGCCGGGTGAGCAGTTCACCGAATATGGCGTTGCCGTCAGCATCGAACTTAGCTCCGCTCAGCCCCTCTTTGTAAGTGCCGACCTCCAGCCCGGCAAGGAACTTGATCAGCCCCGCCGCCTCGTCGTCATGAAGCCGGGAGAGCGCACGCTTGGCAATCTCCTTGATCGTGCGCAGCGCGCTCAATATGTTTGTATCAGTGAACGGTGTATTGTCACCGGTGCCTATGATATCCGGCAACCCCGCTTTTCCGCTCTCGACATAGTTCTTGATGCCGGTTATATTATCCCGCACCTTATCGAGGGTGCGACGGCTCAATGCGTCACTGATCTCAAGATCCATCTGCGAAGGCAGATTGACCTTACGGGTTATTTTTGTAATGCGGCTGTCTCGATAACCGGGACCGGGAAAATATTTCTCGCTCTCAAGGCGCACACGCCGACCTACCGTCAGAACGATATTGTTCTGCTCAATCCATACGTGATCTGTCGGGGCCTTATACACCGCTACGTCAAGGGCGTGGTCGGCATTATATTTGTTTACGGCATCCAGCAGTTCGGCTTCAGCACGCCTGTAATATTCATCGGGCATCCTGATGTTCCAAGGAATGTACCTGTCACCGGGTTTAGGCGCCAGTGTGGCACCGGGCAATTGCGTTCCGTCATCGTATGGCCAGATGGTGATGATTTCAAACTCACGGGTAGCGCTGTCAAAATTGACCTCGAAATAATATGTGCCGTTATCCTCGTTGCCAAGACCGGCAAGCTCGCTGCCCTCTTGAAACGACACACGCTTTACAAGACCGCCTATCTCATATTGGTTCGGATCAAACGGCAGGTTATTGTCCTTGAAATAATAAACCGTGAATTTATTGCCGTCCTCGCCGGTAAGTTCCTCACTCCTGACGCTGCTGACAGTACCCGTATAATGAGGATATATTCCGGAGAATGCCGCTTCCTCATAATGGTCCACCCTGCTGTATTTATCGGCATTGACTTCCACATAGCGTTGACCGCCGGGAAGGCGAAGCCGGGACGAACCGTATTTTGTCTGGTCTATGTTTTTGCTGCTTCCGACCGGAAACAGCCTTGTGTAGAATTTTACATTATCAGCATCGCCGCAATCAAGGGAAGTCAGACCTTTGTCATATCCGAGTGTCAAAGGTTCCCCATGTTCGCAACGACACAAATTAACGGTGGTTCCCTCTCCCCAGTATTCCACACCGACCTTCTCGGCGAGCTCACGCAGCGCCTCGTCACAATATTTGCCCCGGTAGTCTATAACGATGTTGTCAACGCCTTCGACTATGCCCACTTTCCAGTCGTTCGTGCCGAAACCGTCATTGATGCATTTTACAATCAACGCAAGATGCTCCCTCGGGGATGCGGTAAGCGTAAACACCGGCTCGTTATCACCGTCCACGCTCTTTATCACAAGGAAATTCTTTATAAGGCTCTCGACACCGTACATTTTCAGGTTGTAGATCCATTCGCCGGTGCTTTTCTGCTTGGGACGGTACTGCTTTGTCAGCCAATATCGCTCCCACATGAAGTCCGCGTAATCATCGACATCAAGAGCTATATGCCGGGGCAATGTGAAGGACAGGGACAGCACATTATCCCCCTGTATCTCCTTGACCTGTGTCGATGAGTTTTCAGGGGACAGCTCCGCCTTCAGGATACCCGTTTTGTCGTATATCTTTATAAGCATGTTGTAACGTCGTTATAATACGGTTAAAAAGATGGTTCCGGCTCCTTGAATGTCACTTTGAAACGGCTTGCCTGAACCCCCTCCTTCCATAGATATGTAAGGGGCTTGTAAGATGTGCTCGACATATAATACATGCGCATGGTAAGACCGATGGAGGGGAAGTTAAATGAAAGCCACCCGTCGGCACCCTGCTTCAAGAACGTTATGAATGCACGATACCGGGTAAGCCATCCGGTAACCGTCGGTGCGAATATGGCGAAATGCAGGGTGACTTCACGCTCCTCGTTTTTAACATCGAGTTTGTCTGAATATTTGGTGCCGTCATGCTCCCGTATATTCACTCCGACATGACTCTTGACCTTGGAAGGTGCCATGATGGCGGTGAGGTTCTCTCTGCCGCCGGCTTTCTCCTCGGTCAGGAAGGCTCCGAACTCACTCCAGATGTCGATGCCGTTGATTGTAACAAGTCCGTCAAGTCCACACATAGTCTTATATCTTTATTCCGTCACGTATTATCTGATCAAGTTTCTCGTTGATTTCACGGGTATTCCGGGCCGTGTCCCCGGTATTTTCCTCTATTTTCGCCAAGCGGTCGAGCGCCACACCCATTTTTTGGGAGACATCCTCCACATTCTCGTCGATGGATACAGTGTGCATCTGTATGCTCGTGCCTATCCCTTCGAGTTTGGTGCCCTGATCCTGCGACATGGCGGTATAGACACCTGCCCTCCCGCTTTGGGACTGCGACTGGGACTCTGAGTCCGGATCGTCAGGGTGGCGTATGTCGATGCCGGCTTTGTCAAACATACCCGCGACGGTCTCAAGCAATCCTTCAAGCGTGGGGAGATTGCTTCCGTAGCGGTCGATGAGTCCCCCGGTGAGCTTGGCAACTTCGCCCATAAGCTCCTGTTCAGTCATCTTTCCTTCAGCGTATTTCTCGTAAAGAGCGGATATGTCATCACTGAAGCTACCCACTACCTTGTCAAGAACTATCGTCCTGAGCATGTCGGTCACTATGTCCCGGAATGTGTCGGACGCATACTCCTTGAAGGAATCAAGCGCATCCTTGCCGTTGTCGAGCCAGTCCCATAGACCGTCCACGAAGTTGCCGACAAGCGGTTCATAAAGGGAACTTACATATTCGTGCAGGTTCTGAAGATACTCGTCATATTTCTCCCGAAGCTCGATGAGGGCCTCAAGAGTCTCCTTGGTCTGGCCGACAAGTTTATTGCCGTAGTTGTCAAGTATCGAGCGGGCAAGCTCCTTGTCTATAAGCCCTCTGTCATCAAACAGTTCGCCGAGACCGTTTTTGCGCGCCCAAGACACAAGGTCTTCGGTTTTCTGGGAATGGCCACCAATACCCGAACCGAGGAATCCGCTGCTCTTTTTGCGTGTCTCGATACGGAGATTATTGATTGCTGCCGTAGTGCCTTCTTTATAGCCCCCCTGTCCCCAGATGTCCCGCCACTCGTCCCACCATGACAATGCGGACAGGTTGCCCATCACCCAGTTGAATGCTCCGGTGAGCCAGCCCCCGCCGCTTTGATTGCGGTATATTGCCTGCGCCTCGGCTGCCTTCTTCACATAGGCGGCATAAACCTCGTCATGATATTCACGCCAGTTTCTCAGGTTCCGCAGGCCGTCCTCGGCAAACCATGTGTCCTCCTCATGGCGGGCATCCATCACGGCTATTCGATACTGGCTCACTGCGTCAGTTAGGGCGTTGATCTCCTTTACCTTCTCAGCATAGGCTTCGTATTCCTTGAATGCCTTGTTGTTGCCAAGCTCGCTTATCTTCTGCAGTAACTGAACCGCAGTGGAAACAAGGGCCAGAATTATCGAGGCTTTCTCGACTGCGGAGACAGCCTCCACGCCGACTTTCTGCACGGTGGCTATTCCGTCGATGGTGTCAGTGACAAAGCTCCCGATATCCATTATCAGACCCACAATCTCGCCGGCAGTACCTCCGATGGCATTGCCGACACCTTTAATGGCTTCCGTCAGCTGCGAGACGCTATCCCGGGCTTCCTTCTCTGCCTTGACAAAGTTGTTGCTCGCCCTGACATGCCGGTCCTTTGCCTCGGTGTATTTTTTCAGCGCCTCGCCCATGCTGAGATAGGTGGCTACAATAACCGGCTTGCCGTTGGCGTCAACGCCTTCGGACTTGAGACCTGTAAAGATTTTGCCTCCGTTGGTCACGGTATCGAGCTGCCGTTTGGCTGCAGCAAGCTCACGCTGGGCCACCGACAATTCCTGCGCCCTTTTAGACAAAGCACCAAACGGATCACGGCTGTCCAACTCATCCATTATCTCGCGGATTGTCGTAGTATATTCGCGCAGGTCCTGAGGGTCAAGAACCGAGGACGCTGCGGTCTTGGCCTTCTCAAGCTGTGAAAGAAGTTCGTTCAGGGTCTCGGTCGAGGTGCCGCGAAGATCCTCAAAGGCGCGGATATAATCGGGCGACTGGCGCAGCACATCGAAGTCATGCGCCATCAGTTCCTTCCCTTTGGATTTTATAGCCTCGGCCATGGAACGGTCAATCCGCGCCACAGCTTCAGCATCTCCGGCAGATTCAGCCTGTAACCGGGCTTTACGAAGCTCCGCTATCTCGGAGTTATACCGCTCCTCTATTTCTTTGCGTTGGTCGGCATAGGATTGATATTTATCCAGAAGCTCCTTATAAAGATTGTCCGTGCCGGCTTTCATGGCGGCATCCGCGCTTTCCTGCGCCCTCGTGATCTGCTCCTGCTGCTCGGTAGTCAACCCGTATTCATTCAGCTCGACAGTTCCGGCTTCCTTATTCCGTGCGGCAAAATCATCCCGCATCTTGTCTATCTCGGCACATTGCTTCTCATAGTCAAGAGCTATCTGACGGCGGCGGCGCTCGGCACTGTCGGCCATTTGGTCGATTTCATCCTGCTCGTTCTGCCAACGGAGCTTACGCAACTCCTCCGCAGCCTTGCGGACTGCCTCCAACCGCTCATCTTTGCCGGGAACGGTCTTAGATTGGCTCTCTACAGTTGTGGCTGCCATCTGTGGAATTCTGAGTGCTGCAAGGGCATCCTCAGTCGCCCCGATTTCTTTCTGCAGATCACCCACGCGTTTTTCAGCTTCATCAGCGGCCGCCTTTATCTGACGGTCACGCTCCTGAAGGGCAAGCCTGTTGCTTTCTGAGTTATATGTCTGCGCATCACTGACTTCATAGGTGTAAGTTTTCCACGTCCTTCCGACACCGGCAGAGGTCACGGCATAGTGATCGTGAGCGACCTCCCGTACCCCCTTCATGCCACGTGCCTTTGCATCAGCGTAACTAATCTCATCACCTTTGGATTTGACACCGTACCGGGCATTGCGCCGGGCAAGTTCCTGCTTCTCGATCATCGTCGAGTAAGCGCCGGTGACAGCCTTGTCAAGAGCAGCCGCCTTGGCGCGCAGAACGAATGATTGCACCACGTTAGAGGTGTTGTTGACAAGCACAGCTTCCGCATCCTTGACATTGTTTACAGACAATCCAAGTTCCTGAAAAGCCTTCTTGTTCTCATCGACAAATTTACGCCGCTTTGACATGTCATCCCCGAGGGCTTTCCACGCGCGCTGCAGTTTATTATATGCGGCAATCTGGGAACCCGCACTTTCCCCTATCGACCGGGCGATTTCCCCGTTGATTTCCTTTGTGCGCTCCAGTTGTGCCTGATGCTCCTCCTCGGCTTTCTTTGCGGCATCGTTGCCTTTCGCAAACGCGTATAGGGCACCTACAACGGTGACTATGGCCATCGCGAGCAGCACATAGGGATTCGCCTTGGCTACAGCGTTGAATGCCGCCTGTGCGACCGTGGCCGCTTTGGTGGCGATGACACCGCGCCCTACCGCCCATGTGCGTATGGTCTCGGCAGTGGCGGCGGCGTTGGTCTGTATTGTGTTGACTCCCTGCATGAGGGCGGACTGCCCCTGAAGATTGACTTGCATGGAGGTAAGGGCATTACTCGCCACAAGTGCCGTCTGCAGACGTGTCTGTACTTCAATGAGGTCGGCTTCGCTGAGTCCGAGAGCCTGTGCTCCGGCGGTCGCCAGCCCGAACCCGTCAACGACAAGCTGCATACCTCCCGCCAATTGATCGAAGCCGCGAGTGTCGGAGGCTGCGTTGATGACGGCTTGGGAAGTGTCCACTATTGCATCGTTGAGCTCTCCGGCTTTCTCGGTAAGTTCATCGATATGGCGGGCAAGTTCCCGACCTTGCGCAGTCTGTTTCTCTGCATCTGTCAGGGAACGGTAAGCCAACAGCAATGTGGCTATCTCTTCGCGGACATTACGTAGCTGCATACGCAGTGACTGCCCGGCATTCTCGGATTCTGCCTTAAGTCGGCGTTGCTCTTCCTCCAATTGCCTGATGGCCGCACGTTCCCCTTCCAGTTCGCTCTTGTAGGCTTTGAGTTTAGCCTGAGCCTCCATCCAGCTTTTACCGGGTGCCGCATTTTTTAGGCTCTTTTCAAGACGGGCATATTCCTTCTCCATGCCGCTGACATAGCTTTTCTGCAGCTTCAGGGATTCGGTGATTTCCTTGAGCTCCTTTTTGGATTCATCGGAAAAACGCGCCACTGTCTGACCGGCCTTCTTAAGACCGGGGGACAGTCCGTCCTGTAAAAATATCTCAAGCTCTACTGGCTTCATGCTTTTTCAATGTTTCAGGTTGCTTTTGAAAAATCCGGCTACTTCTGCAGCCTGCTCTTCCGGAGTGGCGTTTACAATGTTATTGCCGGAAGATGATTTGGGGCTTTTGTTTGTCTTTTTGTAATGAGGAGCATCGCTCAACATCATTATCAAGGTCTGATAATTCACCTTATTAAGGATGTAGTCAACACTCCATCCCGTGACGTCGGCGATCTGCCATATAAATCCGAAGATGCTATGGGAGCTTTCATAACCGCTCGTTAACTCATCTTCGCCTTTCGGCTCAGTCTCGGCTTCATCGGATTCGTCCGCTCGGCCAATCTGATAATATTCGTAAAAGGGTCGGTACCCATGAGACTCACAAAACGATGTATGGCACCAATCTGGTAACGATGCTCCACACAGTTGCGGATAAACCATGAGACCGGGCGCAGGAACCAGCGCCGGACGGGACCGACACAGATGGCACATGCTATCATGTGACATATTTTGGCTCCGTGGTCGGCGATGAACCGCATCTGTTCCTCGCTGTTGAAAGCCGCCATCTGCTCCGCCGTCACACCCATTGACAGATATGTCCGGGCAAAATCTATCTGCCCGGACATGTAAGGTCGTTTGAGGGTGACACGAAGCACGACTGGGCGTTTACGGAACGGCACCTTGAATCCCTTTAGCGGAATTGATATTCCACGGTTCAACAGCGCGTCGGCAGCTTCGCACTGTATCGCCCTTGCCGTAGCTTCATCCATGCTCTGTCAGGATTAGGAGCCGGCTGCGGCTTCGGTCTCTTCGGGAAGGAGCCATCCGTTGTCGGCGCTCCATTCTGTCGGTAATTCCGTGCTTTCGAACACTCCGTAAGGGGGGACCTTGTCGGCCACAGGCGCCGCCACCTTCAGTTCTACTTCAATCTTTGCGGTCTCGGTGAGGGTGAGCTTGCCGCCGAGATCCGACAGCAGCGTGGCGTTGGGGATAAGTACGGACTGGCCGGAAACAAGTTCAAGCTCCCACGGCCCTTCCATCACTATGATTTTTCTCGGGGCGGTCCAGCCTATCACTTTCTCTCCCTTTTTATGGAGAGAACCGCCAAGGAGCTGTTGAAGACTCTCGAAATTCAACTGGATCATGTCGAACTTGGGTCCGATCTTACCGTTTGACTGAGGTATCACAAGAACCGGCGCACCCGGGACCTGCTCCGCATCTATCTCGGCGGACTCGGGCTTCGTACCGCCCATGTCGAAACTGTTTTTGGCTATATAGCCGACTTTCTTGTTTTTATATTTTACGGCACCTATGCCGTACATGAAGTCTTTGTTCATTTCTCTTTCTTTTTCAGATTGAATGTAATTGTTACAAGTACCCCGGAAACTATACCCAAAACATAAATCAGTATAGGGTCTGCCAATAGGTCTGAGCGTTTCTGCCGCTCCTGTATAAGTTCGTTCTGTTTCTGTTCGAGAGCATCACGCGCAGTATGATAGAGTGCCTCGTAGTATTCTACTTGACGTTGCAGCGAATCACATGTGCCGGTAATGTATATCACACCACCTTTTTGCTTCGCCTCTATATGCGCCCGGTCTTTACTTTCGCGAAAGACGGCTCCCTCTGGTAGCTTAAGGAGGCTGTCCACGGATACCGTAAGATTCACCTTGCTCCCCGGGATCATCTCGGTCTGAATGTGTTTTACTACAATACCCGTCGTGTCGCTCCTCTCGGATGTCGAAGATGTCTGCTCCTGCTGCATCTGAGTCTTTTTGGTTGTCGCGCAACTTGAAAAGCACAGGACAATAATCAGCATGACGGCAGCCGGAAGCAGCCTCGACAGCCTTGCGCAACCGGGCCATCTCGCGTTTGGTTGAAGCCATCTCCTTCTTTGTTGACTGAAGGTCTGTTCTCGTAGCGTTGAGTTCATCTTTCAAGGGTTTTACGATATTCTCCACCAAAATCCGTGTGGCATTCTCGGTGTTGGTGATACGCACGGTCTCGGCATCTGCCCGGGCTTTCTCTGCATCGGCGTTAGCCTTGCGCACGGTCGCTTTCATAGTAGCTACCGCCACCACGAGGGCGACAAGACCGCCACCAAGCAATATGTTGAGGATTTCGCTGAAGGACATCGCTGTGTTTGGTTTTAATTGTTGTTTACTGGTTTATGCCTATCGACTTAAGCCATTTCTGGACATCGAAACTCGGACAGGCTTTGGCCGCCACTTCGTTGTGGCCGATTATTCTGACTCCGGGGAAGCGGCAATGAAAGTCCTTTACATACGCTTCCATTGCCTTGAGCTGCGCAGGGGTGCGGGTATCCTTGGGCTTCATCGCCCTGTCACAGCCCCCGGCATATACCACATGACGACTGACAGAATTGTAACCTTTGGCGCCATTAGTGATTTCCCACGGATCCACGTTGGCATCCTCGTTGTTATCGACCAGACGCTCAACGCTGCCGTCAAGATGAATAATGTCGGTGTAACCTACTTGTTTCCATCCACGGCCTCCGGCAGACACCGGGGAGAGGTGCATGCGCCGTATATCGGCAGCCGTCACCTCACGCCCTTCGGGTGTCGCCGTGCAGTGGAGGACTAAATACTGCAGCTTTGCCATCTTTAACCCTTATTTGCTGCCGGGGCTTCGTATCCGCTCATTATGGCAGCTCCCGCATCCTGCTTCTTGAACAGGCAGATGAAGTAATGACGGAAGTTGATGAGGCTACGCTGGTTCAACGGGTCGGTGGATGCCTCGCTGTAATACATCTTGGTAGAGCCGGTGGCCTTGAATACACGGGGTGTGTAGAAGGCGAAGGAAGCTTGGAACTCGCCGGCTTCGGCAGTGGCACCTACAGCCTTCTTTTTACCTGCGGTGGTATAGAGCGGGCAAGCGGCATAGGTGTAAATGGTGAAGCCGTACAGGTTGCCCACCTTGCCGGTGTTGCGGTCGATATTGAACTGTTCACGGAAAGTCTGGCTGACGAGGAGCAGGTCATTTACATGATCTGTACAAAGCACCAATCGACGGTTATCCGTGGGAACCTTAAGCTTGTCAAGGGCAGCTTTTAGAGCGACAAGGTCATTGGGAGTCAGACGGCGACGGCCTGTTTCGGGATCGGCCTCACCGGTGGTTTTCAACAGCGGGGTAGTGGCGCTGTTCTCGTTGGGGCAAAGCGCATGTGCGGCCTTGCGGAACTTGGCATCGCTGATGGAGTTGCCATGACTCTCTTTGACACGCGACATCTTGTCATAGGTAATGGCATGAAGCTCGTCATCTGTAATCGGGGTCGCCTTGGTCTGGAATTTGTCAAGGTTTATCGCGATATCTCCGTCATCAAGCTCCTGCGTGTCGATGGGATAGGTGGTGTTGTTGATCAGCACATCCGGGTCAACCCCCACATCCACGAGGTGTATGACATCGTTGTTGACTATCGAGGACTGGTCCGGCACCCCGTCGAGCCATGAGCCGCTGAGGAACTCGCGCAAAGCTTTGACAAGTTCGCCGGTCCAGATCTCGGCATAGACACCGGCCCGGAGCGCAGATCCGACCGAGGGGACGAAACTCATCACGGAACCCACGGCGACCATTGCGGCAGAACCCGCAAGGGGATGCACATCAACGGCAGTCGCCATGACCGCGCCCATCACGATGTTGAAAAGCAGGGCGCAAAAGATTTTTAATGTTGTTTTCATTTGCGGTTATTTTTGTTGGTTAGATGTTGCAGTCCATGCCGTACTCGGCTTTGTAGAGACGGCGGTATTCGCCGGGGTTGTCCTTTCGAAGCTTCAGAAGCTCCTCCTCCGGAACCTCGCTGAGCTTGGCGTAGGTCTTGGCTTCTCCTGAAACCGGGGTCGTATCACTTGAGGAGTTTACCGTCTTGCTAAGGCGGGCACGCGGGGACATGGCATCAAGAGTTGCTTTAAGCGAGTCGATGCCGATTGTTTTGCCGAGGTTGATGAAGTGTTCCTTCTTGTCCTCGGTAAGGCGATTTTCTCTGATGGCAAGCTCCACTGCGGATGTCACCTGAGTAAGCTCGAGCCCGGCCTTGTCTTTCTTTAACTGCTCGTTCTCGGTCGCAGCGGCTTGTAATTCCGTCACTTTGGCGAGAACTGCCGTTTCATCTGCCGTTTCCGGCAAGCCCAGTTTAAGGGCGATGGTCTTGAGTTCCATTTGCTGTTTTGTTGTTTGAGGTTTATTACTGAGTGCCGGCAGGGGGTTCTCGCTGTCTCTGCCAAGCGTTATCTGCTTTCCATTATGGCGCATGACTATGGCGTTGTCATTGGCACCTATATCTACTATGGAGGTCTCGAAGATTTTGCTCTTCGTGATTGTGGGAGCGGTCTGCCCGGCGACGAGATGTTCCGGCTCCTCGCTAAGTTCAAGCACGTCGATGCCGATGCTCACCATCCGGAGGGAACCGACCTCCCACTGTTTCTTACACTGTTTCGACAACTCGGTCGCACAGTCGAAGACCGGCTCACCGGTAATCTCACCGTCCTTGACCTCGATATCCTTCATGAAGCCGATAACCTTGCCTCGCTCATGCATATATAGCAGCACAGGGTTCCGCTCATATTGTGCGGTATCGCACCCGGCTGTCAGCACCCGGCTGCCATGGCTGTTCAGGCTGTCGTCCGTTAGTCTTACTCGTTTTCCCATTGCGATGTGATGCGTTTGAATTTCGATGCAATATTACAGGGTAATTCCCTGCCTGACAAAAAAGTGTGAAACGGTTGCACACTTCTATGAAACCATTGCACACTTTTTTTGTCACCACGGTCGAACTCGCCACTTTTGCATTGCAAAAGCGCAAAAATCATTATCATCATGACTAAAGCAGAACTTGAAAAAAAGAAATCCACAGCCCGGGCACTGTTCATGTCCGGCATGGAGCAGACAGAGATAGCCGACAAGACCGGCGTGTCACGCACGACCATATCGAAGTGGTGCACAGCCGAGGGATGGAAGGAGGCACGAGCCGCCAAAAACATAACCCGTCCGGAACTCGTCAACAAGCTGCTCCTGACAATCGACAACCTCATTGAGCAAGTCAACAGCTCTAAAGACCCGGCTATGATGTCCTCTCTCGGTGACAGGCTCGCAAAGCTATCATCGGTAATAGAGAAGCTCGACAAGAAGGCCAATGTTGTGGATGCGATTGAGGTGTTCACCGCTTTCTCGAAATGGCTCGAATTCAGGGCGAAGACAGACCCGGAAGTCACCGTGGAGCTCATCAAGCAGATCAATCGTTTTCAGGACAAGTTCATAATCGAATCGGTGGGCAAAGGCTCACTGGCATGATACTATGGCAAAAAAGCTGACGGCAGACCAGAAAGTCGCTCTGGAGAAATGGCGGGAGCATTGCCGGGATGTGCAGTCGATGACGGGCGTGTCCCTCGCGGTGGCACGCGAATCTCCGGCGGAGCGTGACCGGCGCATCAAAAGGCTGCTTTCCAATTACAATGAATTCTGCGAGTATTATTTCGCACACTTCATGACGCTCCGGGACAAATCCACCGGGGAGGTGGTAAAGGTTATACACAACGCGCCTTTCCACACCAAAGCAGCCATGAAGATCAGGAACACACCGAACCTGAAGGCGGTGTTCAAATGGCCGCGTGGTCATGCCAAATCCACCCATATCGGAGTATTCATTCCCCTTTGGCTGATTTTCCAACCGAAGCGCCTGATTGATTTCATGGTGACGGTAGGCAAGTCGGAGGACAGCGCCGTGCGTCTGCTCGGAGACCTTCAGGCGGAGCTTGAGTATAACCAGAAGCTGATTGCTGATTTCGGCGAACAGAAGAACCTCGGATCATGGCTCGAGGGCGAATTCAAGACCAAGGGCGGGGCCAAGTTCCTCGCCGTGGGGCGCGGCCAGTCACCCCGAGGTCTGCGTGACCGTGAGGCCCGTCCGGACTTCATAGTCATAGACGACTTGGACGATGACGAGACGTGCCGCAACGAAAAGCGCGTGAAGGATTTGACCGATTGGGTCAAGGAAGCTTTGTTCGGCGCGCTCGACGTGGGACGTGGCCGCTTCATCATGGTCGGCAACCTTATATCCAAAACCTCTGTCCTCGCAAATATATGCGCCTCGAAGGGAGTCCATGTGTCGGAAATAAAGGCTGTCGATGCCGAAGGGAATCCGGTGTGGGCGGATAAATGGACACGCGAGGAGGCGGAGGCTTACCGTGAATTCGTGGGCTATCGTGCATGGGAAAAGGAAATGATGCATAATCCGATAAAGGACGGTACTATCTTCCGGCACGAGTGGATACGCTTCAAGAAGATACTTCCGCTGCATAAGTACGACATGCTCGTGTGCTATACCGACCCCTCGTTCAAATCAACGACCTCTAACGACTATAAAGCCTCGCGTCTGTGGGGCAAGGTCGGCACTGAACTGCATCTGATCGACTGTTATGTGCGGCAGGACACGGTATCGGGCATGGTCCGCTGGCTATATAATCTTTACGAGTCTTTGCCGGACGATGTGGTGGTGTCATTCTTCATGGAAGCGAATTTCATGCAGGACATAATCCTTGACGAATTCGATGCGGAAGGGCGACTCAGGGGATATCAGCTCCCCTTGATGCCGGACACCCGAAAAAAGCCGGAAAAGATACAGCGCATCGAGGCTGTGTCGCCGTTGTGGGAGCGTGGCAAGGTTTTCTACAACGAGGAGCTGAAGGAGTCGCCGGACATGCAGGTCGGAATCGACCAGACCCTTTCGCTTGAGCGTGGCTCCCGCGCCCATGACGACGCTCCGGATGCTGACGAAGGTGCTATATGGATTCTCCAGCGATGCTCAAGGCAAGAAGTTTTCAAACCGGTGGTCGTCGAAAGACGGTCGCCTAAAAATATGTGGTAACTATGATAGAGAAAATCAGACGCTATTTATTCGCTTGGCGCTACCGTCGCGCTGTGCGCAAAGCAAAGGAACTCGCCGGACTGTTCGGCATGAGATATTATGTCATATCACTCAATGGAAATCTTAAGGTGGTGCCAAAGCAAACCATCAAGGAGCTTGTGCGCCGCAAGAGGTTCCGCAAGGGGGTGACGATCGATGAGATCGAGAAAAAGGCACTGTTTGTAACCCGATAACTTTTTTATAATATGTTTGTGACAGATGATGATTACAGCGTGGTTGTCGGTGATGACGCACTGAAAGTGATATCCCGTGCTTCAGTCGAGAACCGTGCCAATGCTGAACTTGAGGCTATCGAGGAGATTTCCGGGTATCTGCGCCCTGTCTATGACTGCGCCGCAATATTCGGCTCCGAGGGAGACAGCCGCAACCGGCTTGTTGTGTTGTACACAGTAGATATAGCCCTGTACCACATGGTAGCTTCTTTGCCGCAAAAGATGGGTATTGAGATACGCAAGGAACGGTACGAGCGCGCCATCAAATGGCTCGAAGGGGTCCAGTCCGGAAAAATAGTGCCTGATCTGCCTGTTGTAGATGACTCCGACAATTCCCCTACAAATACAATAATTTATCACTCGGAACGAAAGCTCCGGCATAACTGGTAACGGTATGAATATTCTCGACAATTTCCTTCAGAATTTCCGCTCAAAGAAAACTGAAGCTCCGGTACTGCATACACCGCATGGCGACCTTAATCTCGCCAAACCCCGAGACCGCAAGAAGTTCCAACGCACGGTGTTTGAGATTCAACGGGTGACCGATGCCTTGACCCAACAGGACATAGGCGATTGGCGCAGAGCATGGCAGATGGCGCTGAATGTTGACTCTCCGAACCGCGTAAAGCTTTATGATATTTATCGTGATGTGGATGCCGATCCGCACCTCTCCGGCTGTACGACCCAGCGCCGGGGCTTTGTGATGTCGCGCTCATTCAAACTCGTAAACGCCTCCGGCGACGAGGATGAGAAAGCTCGGCATTATTTCGACCAGTCATGGTTCAAACAGCTCCTGAGACTCGCACACGATTCCATCTGGTGGGGGCATTCACTGATCGAGCTCGGGGAACTTACCCGTGACGGCGACGGTTGCCTCTGCTATGACGGCGTGAAGCTCATCCCCCGAAAACATGTGATCCCGGAATACCATCGTTGTGTTGTGAATATCGGCGACGACTGGAAATCCGGGGTTGACTATCACGAGGCACCCTACGCCGACTGGCTTATAGAGGCCGGTTTGCCGGATGACCTCGGGATTTATCTCAAGGCTGCCCAGCAGACCATACCGAAAAAACATGCCAATGCGTTCTGGGACGCTTTCGCTGAGATTTTCGGGATGCCGATGCGCATTGCCCGAACCACGACACGCGACCCTAAGGAGTGGAACCGCCTTGAAAAGATGATGCGGGATGCCGGAACCGCTCTCTCCATGGTCGCCGGCATGGAGACCGAGATACAGTTTGTCGAGTCCGGAAAGGGCGACGCTTTCAACGTCTATGACAAGCGCATCGACAGGGCAAACTCGGAGTTGTCAAAACTTACCATCGGGCAGACCATGACCATCGAGGACGGCTCCTCCCTTTCACAATCGGAGACTCACCTTCAGGTGTTCGAGAACCTTGTTGAGTCAGACCGGGATATGCTGCGCGACATAGTGAACAATCAGCTCATACCACGAATGATAAAACACGGTTTCCCTCTGAAGGGACTGCGTTTTGAATGGAATGATGCGGTTGATTACACTCCGGAACAGCAGATTCAATACGAGACTATGATTGCCGACCGTTACGAGGTTGATCCGTCATATTTTGCCGAAAAATACGGCATGCCGGTCGGAGAGCGTCGCGACAGGATGCCAGAACCTCCGAAAGATAGTTCTGACGATAATCCTGACGATGACGGAAAGCAAAAGAATTCCCGCCGTTTTTTCGACTGAGCCCCGCTGACTATGCGGGGCTGCATGAGCGTTATGCCCGGTGGCTCGGCGACAATCCCCCGACACTGACTCTCGGGAAAGAGGAGGATGCTTTACGCAAGCGACTCTCCGGATTATTCAATGGTATGATGAAAGCTGTGTACAAAACAGACGGCGCAGAACTTGCCATCGACATATTGTCAACCCCTCAAGTCCGGGAATTCATGGATGCCCATGCGGTGGCTCTCGACTCGTCGTTTGAAAAGGTCGATATGTCGGACGCCATGCGCCGGAGGCTTCAACGCTCAAACTTCGTTTTCTCCGGCATGAAGTCGTACCATGAGGTCAATGAGGCTCTCTCGTTGCTTTATGATGATAACGGTGTTATAAAGCCGTTCGAACAGTTTTTGAACGATGCCCGGAATATCGATGAGATATACAACCGCAACTGGCTTCGGGCTGAGTATAATTTCGTGGCATCTTCGGCACAGATGGCTTCCAAATGGGAGCGGTTTATGGCTGACGGTGACCGTTACAATCTCCAATACCGAACCCAGAAGGATGACAAGGTGCGTCCGGAACATGCCGCGCTCGACGGTGTGACGCTGCCGCCTTCGGATTCTTTCTGGGAGGAATTCTATCCGCCCAACGGTTGGAACTGCCGTTGCACCGTGGTTCAGGTGCGCAAATCTAAATACCCTGAGACTCCGCATGACGAGGCTATGCGTCTCGGCGATGACGCTCTCCAACGCGACACCAAAGGGATATTCCGTTTCAATCCCGGACTGGAGCAAAAGTCCGTCCCGGATTATAATCCCTACACCATCCGTCGCTGCCGGGACTGCGACATTGCCAAAGGGAAGCTCAAGCTCGCCCGGGCATTCGTGCCGGACAATGAGGTCTGCGCGGCTTGTAAGTATATCCGCTCATGTCTGGAATTCCGCCGAGATCCCGGGTTCGTGAATTATCGTAAAAGTATCGTTGAAGATGCGACCAGACTTGAAGCCGGGCATCCGAATCTGGCTACAGGGAATTTTTACCAGACTAAAAAATCATTCAAACGTGGAATCGCCCATGCCATGAATATCGAGGAGGCTGAAATGTTCTCCAAGATCAATCTGCACATTTCAGATCTTGTTTATGTGCGCGAGAGCCCATTGGGTGAAGTCAAAGACATGACGAACCCGAAGGCTATTGCGAACATCAAAAAGAAAAAGGAGCGTGGCGTAACCGGATATAACGTTTATGAGCTTCAAATCGATTCCGACACTTGGATTGTCAAGACCGAAGTCTATAAAGAACGCACTGAAGCCATATACCATATAATGAAAAAAGAGTAAGCAATAACCCACACGTCGATCACATACGACTTTAAAGGCTAAAACATACTCTTTGAGTGCAAAGATAACACATTAATTTCAAATATAGTTGATTTTATGAGCTAAAAATATCATTGTCCCTCCGGGGTGGACATAAAAAATGCCCCCGGCTTGTTAATAGACGTCTCACTTTCTAAAAACAAAAACAACCGTAAAGGTGCCAGCCGGGAGCAATATGCCCTTCTCGGCACCTTTACGGTTGTTTTTGCGCTATGAAGCGCAGTTTTTATAAGTGAGACACTGCAAAATTAACAAATAATTCTGATATGACGATATTTGAGATACTGAAATTCAACCGGGAACTGCTTGAAAGGCTACGCAATATCGGTGTGCGTCTCGAGGACACACGTTATATTGACCT